ACGTTATTATTCGTGGATCTAACCTAACAACTGGTGCATCTTTTACAGATTCTGTTGACGTTATTCCAGAATTATCAGGTAATGTAAATGAAACTATTGTTCCAAATATTGTTAATGGAACTTATTTTTTAGCCTTTAGAGATGATGGTGGTCGAATAAGTGCTAATGCCGCATCAATAAAAAATATCTCAACACAACCTGATATATTTCCAAAATTAACTGTTTTAACAGATAGAGAAGATACAGACGGCACACCCTTTAATGGCGCAAAAGTTGGTTGTTTTTTTAGTAGTAGTCTCAATGGTCTTGTTCTTGGTTCTGAAGATACTATTGATGGTGTTGCAGATTTTGATGCAATAGAAGATTTAGATTTATTAGATAACTCAGTTGCTACAGGTGGTACATATAGTTTTGCAAACACTTTAGATTTAGGTGGAAAACAACCACTTGTCTTGCAAAGACATTTTGTAACTAAAGGATTTTATAACAACCAACTATTTGATGATAGAAGTGAAAATGTAGATACATGGACTGATTTTGATGGCACAACTGTTGCTGTTGATGTTAACGCTAAATTATTAGTGGCAACAACTGACTCAGACCCAGATACTTCAACCGCTGGTACTTACACGATAAACAATGGATCAGGTGGGGCGGGAACAACAATTACTATTACAAAATCCTCTCATGGATATTCTGTCGGCAGTTTTGTGACTGTTGACTTTACATCTGGAACAGGTGTTGATGGGGATTATGAAATTAAAAGTGTATCTGATGCAAATAATTTTATATTAACTTCTCCAACATCGTTATCAACCAGTGGTAATTGCAATTTCAGTGCAGAATTTAGCCAGTTTAACCCTTTTGTAAATGGTAAATATATTGCAAGAGGTTTTAAATTTAGATGTGATTTGTCAACAAAAGATATTGCACAATCAATAGAAATTGAACAGTTGGGATATACAGCACAAATAGAAAGCAGAACAGAAACAAGTCTTGGTAATGCAGGGGCTTCTGCTGGTGGTTTTATCGCCTCTGGTACTTCCACAAAATCAGTAACCTTTACAAATAGTTTCTTTACGGGTCAATCAGGTACCAGTGTTGCAGCAAATTCTGTCTTACCTTCAATCGGTATAACAATAGAAAATCAATCTCAGGGAGATTTTTTTGTTCTATCAAATATAACTGGAACTGGTTTTGATATTGATGTAAAAGATTCTAATGGTAATAATGTTAATAGAAACTTTAAATATGCTGCAACAGGATTTGGGCGTGGTAGTTAATTTAAAGGTATTATATAATTAAATAAAATTTTGTTTTACAAATGGCACAAGCTTCAGATTATACAATAGACAACTCTACGGGTGCTAACGTCAGGGCTGATATCAATACTGTTTTACAAGCGATAGCAACAAATAATTCTGGTTCTTCGGCTCCTAGTACAACGTTTGCAAGTGGTTTTTTTGCTAATACTTCTACAAGTATGATGCAGCTTAGAAATACATCAAATAACGCTTTTGTTAATTTATTTACATTAGCTGGTGGGCCAGCATTTCCTATTGATGGAACGATAAATTCAGTAAATATTGGTAAAGGTGCAAACTCTATTGATGGTAACACTGTTCTTGGAGAAAATGCTTTAGATGCTTCTGTTTCTGGCGGAAATAACACCGCTATTGGTAAAAATACTTTATCAGCTTTAACTTCTGGTGTGTCAAACGTAGCCATTGGAGCATTAACTTTAGATGCTAATACCACTGGTAGTGACAACACAGCCGTGGGAAAAGCTGCATTAGGAGCAAACACAACTGGACAAAGAAACACCGCAATAGGGAGTGATGCTTTAGGGACAAATAGCACAGCAGACAATAATACTGCTATTGGAAGAAATACTTTATTATTAAACTCAACAGGAGCTAATAACACTGCTTTAGGTGCTTCAAGTTTACTTTCAAACACTACTGGTGCGTCAAACGTAGCTGTGGGAGCTAATTCTTTAGATGCTAACACAACAGCAAGTAATAATACTGCGGTGGGTTACCAAGCCTTAACAGCAAACACAACTGGAACTAGTAATACTGCTGTGGGTTCTGGTGCTTTAGATGCAAATACAACCGCTAATAATAATACAGCATTAGGTATTAATGCTTTAGGAGTAAATACAACTGGAACATTTAACACTACTGTAGGTGCTTTTTCTTTAGATGCCTGTACTACAGGTGATGAAAACACAGCAGTAGGTGAAGGTAGTTTATCCGCACTTACTACAGGTTCAGATAACAGTGCATTTGGAAGGCAAGCATTAGTTAATGCTACAGATTCATCTAATAACACAGGTATTGGATATAAAGCATTACATGCAACCACAACTGGGGCGCAAAACACATCTTTGGGTTCATTAGCAGGTGATGTAATAACAACTGGATCAAACAACACCTCTCTTGGTTATCAGGCAGATCCCTCAGCCAATGATGCAACAAATGAAGTAACTCTTGGTAATTCAAGTATTTCAGCAATTCGTTGCCAAGTACAATCAATCAGCGCACTTTCAGATGAAAGAGATAAAACAGATATTGTTGATTCAGAAGATGGACTTGATATAATAAACGCACTAAGACCAAGAAAATTTACTTGGGCAATGCGTGAACCTAGTGACAACGATGGAAAAACAGAACTTGGTTTTATTGCACAAGAAATAGATGCGGCTTTAGGTGATAAGAATGATTATATTGGTGCTGTCTACAAATCCAATCCAGAAAAATTAGAGGCATCTTATGGAAAATTTGTACCGATATTAGTAAAAGCAGTACAGGAATTGTCAGCAAAAGTCACAGCCCTTGAAGCAGGGTAAACTGTAAACAACCAATTTTTTATCATGGAAGAAAGAACCGCAGATGAAATCGCAGCAATTTATACTGCTGCTGGTGATAGCGTTACTCTAATTAATGCAGATGCTAATTATTCAGCATATACATCAAGAACAGAAAGCTCTGATACTGAGGCAGAATGGAAAGCAATGATAGAAAGAAACGTAAAACATCTTGAAATTATTAAAGACTATAAGAAACTTGATGAAACAACTTCTATCTGGACAACTGAATCATTCACAGATATAGATAAAGCTATTACTGATGGTAAAAAACTTTATTAATTTATGAATTTACAGGAAAAACTTACACAATTAGCTGTTGAAAGAGAACAGCTAGTTGTTGCCTTGCATGAGACAACAGGTGCAATAAAGATACTACGACAACAGATAGAAGAGCAGAACAAAGAGGACGAATCACAAACAGAAACATCCGAAAGTTGAATTTTATTAAAAAAGGATTATTATTGAGCTTTAATTTATTTAATTAAATGCTTAAAAAAGTTTTAGCTGTAGCTGCTGTCTCAGCAGCCTCAAGCACTCCTGTATTTGCAGGGTTCTATTTAAACGTGGAAAATAACGCTACTTTTTTAAAAGATAGCGATTTTCAAGGATCTTCGACAGATTTGCACGTAGGTTATGAAAAATCATCTGATCGTGGAAGTTTCTACCTTCAAGGCGGTCCGCTTCTAAGCAATCCAGAGGGCAAAAGTCAATCAACAGACGTATCAGCAAAGATTGGCGGTTCTGTAAATGCAACAGATAAGACTTCAATATATGGTGAGCTAAGTGGCGTTTTCGCAGATGAAAACGTGTTTGGAACTAAGTTAGGATTAAAATTTGCTTTTTGATTTTCTAACTAGATAGCTCAATATGAATAGGGGTGTGCTTACACACACCGTAGTTATGACTATCATGTATATAACTGCAAATGCACCTCTTCTCATGTTTTCAAAAATAGCAAATATTTTGTCAATTATCTCATTCCTGATGGTTTCGTCAATGAGTGTTTTTGCATACATGGCAGTTAAATATATGCAAAGTCCTGAATTTGAAAGAACACTTAAAAACAAAATTATGGGAAGTTTAGAAGATAAACTTCCAGATGTAATGAAAAGTAATTTACCTGATGTTACAGGGGCATCTATACAGCTACCAGAACCAATAAAGGTTAACCAATTTGGAAATACCAAGAATTGAAATACCACAAATAAAAATAAAAGAAATATATATTCCTAAAACAAGAACATGGAATCAATACCCAACAACTTTAGATATTATAAATAAACCGTCTTTAGAATATCCTGTTGTTAATTTTCCATCTTTTGAACCGTTAGAATATCACCCTGATAAATTTATTCCAACAGACCCAGAAAAAAAACCAGAA